CGCTCTTCCGATCTGCTTCGCATTGCTTTGTTGTCCTTAGTGGATGTCTGAATACCTGTCGCCAAAATTAATATCGCACGCAAGCTCCCTATTAAGCTTCAACTGATCGTTCACCTTGCCCATAGCATCTGCAACAAGCTGCCGATAAACCCCTTCTTCGCCCTCTGGCACTTCTGCAATTAGCTCGTCGTGCATTTGACCCAACAACTTCCACACTAGCCCACGCTGCTTTGCCAGCTTTTCACAATGGTAGAGCCACAAATCCAGCGTATAAGCCCCTGTGCCTTGAATCAGTGTAGAGAACCTATCCTTGTCTGAGCGCAGTGAATACCACATCTTGTTGATCGGATTTAGCTGCCAATCCCCAAAGTCAGTTTTCTTAACAACCATCATACTAGCAATCTTAGCGATTGACCAGTTCATTTTGTGGTATGCGGCATGAAGCTTCTTAGCAACAGCCATGCTCACCTTCGCAGTGCGGGCAATGGTCGCTGCCCCGGCCCCATACTGGCACGCATAGTTGGTGCTTTTGCCAACAGCACGAACGGCATCAATACTCTCAAACTTCTTATCACCATCTGCTGTGTGTTCAGACTTCGGCAACGCCTTATACTGAGAGTACCAATCAGCATCAGCTTGAGTCATCAATCCAGCAATGACAGCAATAGTGTTGTGCGGATCGAAGCCTTTAGTCATCTGTGACTTCACATACTCAGGGTCAAGCTTCCACTGAAAATGATGCTTTAATCGGTCTTCCAATGAAGATTCGTCCGAGCCAAGTAACCTCATGCCGGGGCGGGCCATCAGCAATCCGCGAAGTTGTTCACCATACTTGACACGCACACCCGGCAAATTTACAATTTCACGATGTTGAACGCGCAAAGTGTTGGTAAAGCCTTGCATCCGTGCCGTAAGTTCTCCATCAATCTGATCCCTCAAAAACCCCTTCACAACACCCACTCGGTGATTCAGAATCCCTAGCCCCGCAATGTGCTCAATACCTGCACACTTTGGAATAAGGTCTTTCACACTCTGACAAATCTCACCGCCCTTAAGATTGATCTGCGGGATGTTTCTATCAGGCTCCCCGTTTTCACCCCGAACAAATTTTAGCGTGATCGGCTCCCACCCTAACGAGTCTAGCCAAGCTTTGATCTGTGTGTGTGATGCAGGGTTGCCGATATTCCAACCCTTAACAACCTTAATGTCTTCCTTGTGCTCAAATGTAAGCCCTGCCTGTTCAGTCACTTCCTTCCATCGCTTTCCGGCTTCGGAAAGCTCGCCATTCTTCTTGTAAGGTGCAGATGGGCGCTTGCGAACAACATACTCCGCAACCTTCGGCATCACTTGGCGTAGTGCCTCAGTCTTCTCCTCAATAGCCTTTTCAAGCTCTGCCTGAAGCGCAATTGCACTCTCTACATCAAGCTTCCAACGGTTGCACTGCTGTTGACGAAACTCTTCCATCTTCTGCATCAGATACGCAATAACCTTCTTATGTGCATCGGGGCCAGTGCCGTACAGCACATTCAGCTTTGCCACTTGTCTCTGCCACAACTTCTTCTGAATCTTGCAATCTTCCTGCACACGATGGTTGTACTCTTCCTGTGTTTGATTTTCCCAATCTTCAATAACAGGCTTCGGCACACCAAACTCTTCGCCATACTCTGCCAAGCCGTGCCTCATGCGATTTGGCTCAAGATACCAACTTAGGGCAAGGGTGTCGATAAGCTTTACTCTAGACACATCGTAGCCAAGGAACGTAAGAGCCTCCATATCGAATAGGGCTCCGTTGTGCATTACTAGAGTATGGCCTTCGTTCAGAAACTTCTGCAACTCGCTGCGCTGATGCCCCTCAAAAAGAATTGTGTGGGGCGAATCTACGTCGATAGCGCAGAAGTTGTGCAGACGAGGGTTGTCCTGCTTTTGCATCTGCTCCAGAAGTCCCGAAGTTTCAATGTCTGCTGCATAAATCCCCACACAACCTCCCTATTCAGTCTCTTTAAACATCTCAGCTAACTCATCATAACTATACGTCACACCATATCCACCCATTTGTGCAAGCTTAGCCAGATTCAGCCACTCAGCATCCTCATAAGCTTGCCACATTTCGATGGCTTGTTCTAGCTTCAACTCTTTCTTAAGCGCCTTCTGCACCTTCTCCACAGCCTTGATACGTCGAGCAAACTTGTTGATGTACGGAGTTAACACAGCGGCTTGTGCACGATTATCGTCAGACTCTTGTTGCAGAGAATCCGCCTTCACATAGTTTTCTTCACCAAGTACTTGCACGGACAACTTGTCAGCACGCTCGTTGTACATCTTGCGAGATGCCTTCAGTGCACGATGCTCACCGTATAAGCCCGACAACACTTGAGCGTTCAGGCCAAGCTGGATTTGAATAAGTGCTGCTTTCATTTGCCACCCCAAAAAATTTTATCAGCAATCTTATGCGCCACAAACCCGAGTGCCACACCAGTGCAAGCACACCCAACAAAAAACATAGTAGCTACGAAAATGAACATCACTTCCCCTCCTCTTCACATTCGATCTGCATGTACATGTCTGCCACTTGATCCCAAGTGAAATCGTCATCTAGAAAAGTAAGATTTAAAACCGTCAAGGTTTCTTGCACACTAAAATCCCTCGCCCAGTACTCTCGCACCAACTTCTTAAGGTCAACCATCACTTCCCCTTGTTATAAAAAGCATGCTTATAAGCCTCTTCCCAACTCTCGCAGAACTGCCAATCAGGGAACTTCGCCTTGATCTTCTGCACATACTTGTGTTCGTCATTGTACACGGTATTGCACTTCACAACAACTTTATTTTGCTCTGCTGCCAAGAAATCTTTATCAAGATTGATTCGCCCATGCTTATACCACGCCTTACAGATGCTGAACGGGAAATGCGGAATAACACTGTTATGCGTCTTATCGTTCATCAGCATAAGTTGTACATTCACACCATCTACAACTGTGGAGTAGACACACCTGAGTGCAGGATTCAGCTTGTACCACTCTGGCAACTCGTCGCCAGTTCGCCCTTCGTCTACAAGATTGATACCAACATGGCGAAGCATCTCTGCAACAATTGTAATCTGCTCAACACTCGTGTAGAAGAAAATGTCCAGGTCAGTAGCAGGCTTACCAAAATGCCAATCACGAGGGGCACCTCCGGCACAGATTGCAAATGGATCGAGAGGGAACAGTTTGTCAAGAATCTTATCTGCCACGGCTTTCTGGTTGGCGATTATTTGCTCGTCTGTAACAACGGGATACGGGATCGGTACGAACATTGTGTCAGTCTCCCCTTTCTTTTGCACAACTGCTGCGGTCAGCCTATCTTTGAACGTCGGCGCAGTAGCAGGCTGCTTGAAATAATCCTTTGCCGACATGATTGCTCCCCATGTTGTTAGAACATATTCTTCAGTGGCGTGCTCTTTGAAGTAGGCAGCATCGTTGATTTCGTAAGTAATTTCGTTACCTCCGAACGTGCCCGCAAAGAGGTACTTTGCATCAGTGTACTTAGCCTCTTTAATATACCCACACCAAGCATATCCCATCTCGAACAGCTTTGATTGGACAGCGGCAGAGTGCTCTGGCGATGTAATTTTGAATTTTATTGCTTTGAGGCTGCTCATTAGTGCTCCTTAAGATTGTTAGAGGCCCATTGTAGCAAGCAATGGGAGGGTGTGTCAATTAGAATTTCATGTGTTCTCAAAAAGCCATTTATCTACGAAGTCACAGACAGCTTGGTAGTGCTCGTAGTAGGTGGCTTCGGTGCGGAAGCCTGGGATGTCTTGTGGGTTTAACGGAAATTTGGCTTTGATTACCTTCTCTAAGTCCCATGCTTGTTGGCCTGTCATGGGATAGATTTGTGTTTGCCCGATTGTGAAGCCTACCCGTTTCAGGTTCCTGGAGTGTTCAGACAGCCTCCGATCAGCTTCTCTAGAGATTCCATACCCCGTAAAACTATACCTGCCCACCGCTTGCAAGATGTACACACTTGCTGCGTTACGCAAGTTGAAGCCGGTTTTTGCACAATCCGGGCATCTTGTACCTTGTGCAACAAAACCGCTTACTCCCACACTATATTCCCCGTGGTCTGAGCATTGCATTACAACACGGCTGTATGCGTTTTTATAAACGCCACCCAACCAGCCAACAAACTTATATAGTTGACTTCTCTCACAAACCTTCCGAACTTGGTACTCACGTTGCTCTTTTGTCCACCTATATTTTGTAGAACACCTGCAAGGTAGTTTGCCACTCCGTAGATTATGAGAGTCACTGACAAACACGCCTGAACACAAACCTGCTCTTACAAATTCGTCACTGCTGCATAGCGGACAAATAACTTCCCACAGAGCCCTTAACCTTCCGCCGTATAACTGCGGCTCAGTTTTTGAGAACGTAGTGCCTGGAACAAATGCCCCGCTTTCTACAAACTCCGTAATAACGACATTCTCAGGTTTTGTTAGTACGACTCCTGCCGCTTTGTTTTTGCAGTGAAGACAGCCGTACCCCATCAGCAAAGAGGCCACACGCTTTGTCCAAACCTTTTTACAAGTTTCGCACTCAACCACAACGTCAGTATCACTTTTTACCAGTTCTTCGCAATAGTCTAGTATTGTAAAGTTCAAAGACTTAGCAGCCCGCGTGGCCCGAACCTTGTATTGCCAAGGCTCCCAATTACGTTGTATTGCGCATCCACAGGGTACTGACCCACGAAGTATGTTCCCCTTTACCATCCTAAACGTGGCATCTGCAAACAATTCAGTATCTTCTGCACATTTGGTACATTTTACGGTATACACTTTATTATAACCTCTGGTGGCCCTTGTACCGTCCCAGCCTATTACGCAAAGTTGGTCATCCTTTCCGAATTTGTGCCCTATGAATGTATCAATTTGTTGGTGTGTCACAACACCCCCATCTCACTAGCAATCTTACGCTGCTTAGCGATTAGACGAGCCTTCTTAATCTTCGCAACAACCTCAGTATTACCCTTCTTCTGGTAGTACATTAGTTGTTGCGTTACTGCTGCGATGGTACTTGCTTCAACATGATCTGCAAGTTCTTCTACTGTACATGTTTGATATTTCATAAGATTCCTCTCTGTTAAAGAGGGATTATAGCATTCTTATTGAATCTTGTCAAGTATTAGAAACTCGCTACCTCCTCTTCGTATAACTCTACAGCGCCTGTATCTTCGTTAAGTTTGAACGTATCTGCTGTGCCAAGTCGGCCTGTCGGCCTATTCTTAACACAAACCAAGCGAACGTGACCACGGCTCCTGTCGGGCATAATCTGCGATTCTAATGCTAAGATTGTCCAGCTAAGCTGTTCAAGGGCGGCAGAGCCACGTAGGGCAGACGTGTTGAGGGTAATCCAGTATGGTTCCGGACCATCTTTACCATCTTTCGGAGGTTTCATATCAACCCCGGACCTATTGATATGTGACACTGCAAGGATATGAACGTCGTTGGACGCGCAGAAAGCCCCTAGTTCTGTCATAACGCGATCAAGATTCTTACGTTCATCCACCTCTTTTTCTCCACCACTGACGCAAAGTGTGAGGTGATCGATCACGATATATCGGCAACCGCATACCAAGTGCATATGACGGACCTTGTTCATAAGCTCGTTAATGGGCAGATTGCCGAAGTGTTTGAGCATAACAATCTTCTGACCGTCATTCATGTAGTCATATGCTTCTTTGATCTGTTCACGAGTGGCGCACGACAACGGGTCTTTCTTAAATTTATTGTAGTTGACCTTCAGTCGGTGAGCAACCATACGTTGAAGAGTTTCCTTCAATTCTTCTTCAAGAAAGATAAGACCTACACGTTCGCCCGCAGCATTCCAATCCGCAGCG